ACAATAGTATTTTGATTTGTGCTTATAGCTACATCTCTAGGTGCTGGACTTGCTGGGAATGTGCCACTCATACAATATTAGACTTTCCTTTTTGATTAGCACCCTGATTAACTAAGTTAATTATAGTTGCTCTATTATCAATTAATAATTCTTTTATACCTCTAACATCATTTGCTTGAATATTAAATGTTATATTCATTCCACCACCTAAATCGTGATTAGGTATAATAGTTCCATTTGTTGAAGGTACAAATAATTCTCTACCTCGTTCTCCTACTGTGATTGGCATACCACCTCTAACAGAACCACCTTCTGCAAATGAACCTTCTGTTGCAGTTATATCTCCACCACCACCTAAGAAACTAGCACCAATTTTTAATAGAGAACCAAAAAAACTTCCACCACCACCACCAACAGATGCTTGTGCAGTTTTAACTGCTAATATAGCTTTTTCAACAGCTAGTTTAGATATAAGTATAGCTATCTCTTTTAATTGAGCAGAAATAATTTCTATTAAAATAGTTTGTGCAACTCCTTTTAAAGTACCTTGTAAAGATTTTCCTAAAACTATTGATTCAGCAACACCTTTAGAAAATCCTTCTATTGCTCTATTCATTCCTTCTGCAACACTTGTGGCTACATCTTTTGATACTTCGTTTAACTCCTCAAATTTACCTAATACTCTTTCTAAAAATGAATCTGTTTCTTCTAAACCTGAAGTTTGTTCTATATTACCTAAAAAATCTTCAAAGCTTGAATTTATTTCTTTCATGCTTTCTGCAATAGGTTGTGTTCCAACTCCTAATACATTATTTAATCCTTCTGCAACTTCATTGAATTGAGAAGGGTCGCTTCTATCTTGTATTTCTTTTAATTTTTTTTTAAAATTATCAAGACCTTTTGATGCTTTTTCAGAATTAGTGGCAATTAATAATATTGCACCAGCTATTAAAGTTATTGATGCACCTATTGGATTAGCAACCATTACAGTAGCCAAACCAAATAAAGCTACTGTTAAAAGTCTTACTGAATCAATAGCTTTTAAAACTAAATTTCCAACAAATAATCCTATTAGTAAATTTGCATTATCATATAAAATCTTTAAACCTTTACCAGCTAAAACAACTGCTTCGCCTAAAATAGTTCCAATGCTATTAGCAAAATCAGCTATTGATTTTTTATTATTATTAAAAAAAACTTCTAAATCTCCTAATTGTTTTTTTAACACACCAAAAAAACCAGTTGTTATTTGACTAGCAAATAAGAAAAATATATTTCGCAAACCTATAATAGTTCCTGATACTGTATCTTTTATATTTTTATTAGCTTGACCAAATCTTCCACCTGAAGAAAAATCTCTTTCAAACAATCTCAATGAATCTCTACCACTTACTTCTAGTCCCTTAGGTATTCCTAATAATATTCTTATATTTTCATCTGCAAATAATCTTGCGTTATTTAAACCTTTTGTAGTTGCTTTTCCGAATTGATCTACTGTTGTTTCAAAAGATAATCCAGTTTGTGCTGATATATTAGAAATTATTTCTAAATTTTTTGCTAATCTTTCTGGTGAACTTCCTAAAGCAATTAATTTTCTTGATGAAGCTATAACTTCTTCTAATGGTACTTTTGCATCAATGGCAAATTTAGTGAATTGGTCAAATGCTCTACCACCTTGTGTAGTGCTACCAGTTAATGAAGCTAATCTAGCTTTGGCTTGTTCAGCTTGTTTTCCAATATCAACTAATGATTTGAAAGCTACTCCAGTTCCTAATCCTATTAATGCGTTTCGTAAATTAAATATTGAACCTTTAAGGGAATCAAAAGCTTTTGAAGCATTGTCTATAACATTAAGTCTTATATTTAGTTGCTGATCTGCCATATTGTTGTTTCTCTCGTTCTGCCTTCACTTTAAAGTAAGCTATCCAATAATAAAATTCATCTTGAGTAAAACACAAGACTTCTTCCATACTTAGTTTTAATTCTTGACCCAAAGCAAGTATGGAATACAACTCAGAATCAAATCTTACTTTTTTTCAGCTTCCTCGTAAGAAACACCAGCTAACATTTCTGTTGCTACTCTAGCTATAACATTTGCATCAGCATTATTCAATAATGTTAGCTTGTCATCTAGCTTAAATATTTTATTTCCTTCTGAGTCTTTTGCTTTTAAAACGATTGCATCTACTAATACTCCTAGATCATCATTCTTAGCACCTTTAAATAGGTTTCTTTTTTCACCAAGTGTAAATGGTGAGCAATATATTGTTAAAGGTTTGCCTTCCTCGCCCCACTCAGCAACCTCAATCTTTTTTATGCCTAAAGATTCAAATTGTGCCTTCACTCTATCTATTACGTTCATATCTTCCTTTTCTAATTAATAATTAATTACGCAGTTCCAAGTGTTATTGCACCTGTTCCTGTAAATGTTATTTCAGCTTCTACCATTCCATCAAAAGATGCTGATATGTTGCTACCAGTTATGATTGCATCACCATAGTAATACTTGTCGCCTGAACTTGCACCTTCTGGGTACACTTTCAAAGCTATTGATGTTCCTAGAACTAAAAGTAATTGACCTGCATCAGCTTCATCAAAAAATAATGATGCTGAACCTGACCAACCTTTTAAAGCAGATTTATATGTTCTGCTAGTATCACCCATTTGAGTATCTTCAATAGTGTCAGCAGTTTGCTCTAAAGAGTAACTTCTAAGTTCGCCTACTGTTGTCGTTGCTACTTTTATAGTTCCTTCTGAACCAGTATGAGTTGCCATGTTTGTTTTCCTTGTTTAGTTAATGTTAAGGTGTGCCAGATGTATATTGGTACATAACTCGCACCACCATTCTGATACCACCTATTGGGAACAAAACTCCTTCATCAGTAGATACTTCTACTACTTGAGTTTGTTTTGCATACCCACCTCGTGTTCTATCAGAATTTAATCTAGTTTCAATCGTAGTGATTAACTCATTACGTTTTGTATCAATATTTGTTGTAGTTCCTTTTACATATCCAACAATTACAAAGTCAGCAGTTGCTTGTCTTGTAATAGTGCTTGATGTCATTGTTTCATCTGATCTAACTTCATTACCAGATTGCACAAAACAAGCTGGATATTGTTGTTCAGATAATTCATCTACGTTAAATGGTTCTCTAGTAACCTTCTTTAAAGTTATTGGAGATGTGCCAGTTGAAATTGCTGTTACTATATTTCCTGCTATATCTTCTCGTTTACTCATATCTTACTAAGTTTTTTATATGTTTGCATAAATACATTCATTACTGGTTGAATCTCTCTTGCACCAATAGCAAAGAATTTACGTTTCTTTTGGTTACCTAAAGCTTTAACATTTTGGAACTTATTAGCAAAATAAATAATAGCTTGTGTTGGTTGTGATCTTTGAGTTATGTTTGATAACATTTGACCAGAAAAATTTAAGTCAGGATATTGTGTTTGTCTCCCAGCTTGTTGTCTAAATGTTTTATAAGCTTCTGTGTATGGTGGAAATGAATTACCATCTGCACTTATTCCTCTTGCAGTTCTTTGTTTGATTAAACCCATTAAGAACTCAGCAGTTCTACCTAATGCAGTCTTAACTATTAAAGGTTGTTCTCTTACTTGTTTTTCAAAGTTCTTAGCAACTTGTAAAGAATTATCTTCAACAGTAATCTTCATCTAATTAGTTTAAGTCTATGATAAGGTGCTTTTTCAGCATCTTGAACTGTGTTGCTATCGTCAGCATCATATTCAACACCATCTCTTAGTATAGATTCAAATTCATCAGCATACATTTGTTTGTAATGTTTCATCATAACTTGGAATCTATCTAGGTTATCGTTTGAGTTAAATTTAGTTAATTGTGGACAAGCATAAAAACCTATTACTCTAAATACACTTAGTCTTTTAAACTGTGAATCAGTTAATAATGTTCCGTCCATTTCAGTTGTGTTTAGTATTGCTATATCTCTATAAGTTTCTTTTGAGTAAACTGGAAACCATCTTATTCTTAAATCTCTTTCAATATCTTCTCTTGCTAGTGCGTGGTAATTTGTAAATGCTGATATTCCAAAGGTTAAAATATCTGGTTGGTAAAATGTTAAATCTGAATCGCTTGAAAAATTTGCCATAGTTATATTTAGTTGGTGGGGCTTTTACACCCCACCGATTTATTAATTAAAGAGCTGTATCAACTTTAACTGTTACTCCGTAAGTATCTTTTAAAATACCTGAACCAACAGTGATAGAAGCTACGATCTCAGTTGCTCTTAGAGAAGCATCTCTTTGAGTTTCAACTTTGAAATCTTCTTTTAATGCCAATCCGATTGATTGTGGGTGAAATACTCCACCGAATGAATCGTCATAAGCATCAATAGCGATATTTGCGTTTTCAAAAATATCAATACCAGCTAATCTGCCGATATATCCATTTCTTAAAGCTTCATTTCCAATATCAGAAATAGCATAACCAGAACTAGATGTTGTGTAAGCTGGTTGTGTTAAAGTTTTCTTTAGATTGTAAGTAGCTTTAGGGTGAAACACAGCATAGTAAGGTGCAGGTACGTTTGCACTTCTTAAAATAGCTTGTGCTTTGAAAAGCAAGTCTGCTGTTAGTTCTGTTCCAGCACCACCTTGATCTGATGCAGATGCGAAATCATCTAGTAAACCAGCTAAATCAGTATCTACTTTTTTAGCGATTGCTTCACCGAATAATTTACCTATGTCAGCACCAACATTACGACTAGCTGAATCTCTAGCTAAGTCAGTAAGAGTTGTCATAACACCAATTTCTGAAGCTGTGATAGTTACAGACGTTGGGTTTACTGCTGTGTTTGATAAATCAGTAGCTTCGTTTACTGCTGCTGCTGAAATTGTTGGGTACACAGGAACTTCTATTGTTTTTCCTGAACCAACGATTGGGTATGTTGTTACAAGTGGTCTCATTACAGATGTTTCTTGAAATGTAAATATAGCTTCTTGAGTTATATTCGTAAATAGTTCACTTAAAGTTGAACTTGTTGTTTCGTTTGCCATAGTTTTATAGTTTGTTGTTGTTGTTAGTTATTTTCATTTTAAATATACCTTGCTCTCGTTGTTTCCTCATGTCAGCATATACTTTTCTGTCATTAGGATTACTTAAATCAAGATCACCAATATTTATTTGCTTTGGAGTAGCACCACCAACTTGACTTCTGCTTCCTGCACCACTTGGTGTAGAGGAAACATGATGTGGGTTGTTTTTTAA